CTAAAGCCGAAGCAATCACAGATAAGGTTGTAAAAGCTAATGAACAACAAGTAAAATCAACCGAGGCAGTGACTGAAGCTACTCGTAAACGTCAGTCTGTAGAAGAACGTCAAGCTGCCATTACTCGTATAATGTCAGAAGGATTCTCTCGTGGTCAATCATCTATTCTAGCTACGGCTGAAGCACTAGGTGAAGCTACAGAACGTACAGCCGAATACTTGAAGACCCAACGCGCAATGCAGGGGGTATCGCCGTTCGATAAAAGTTTAGGTGCAGCTACTGTATTTGCTAACGAACTACGAGTGATGACTGTAGCCAATGATCTTTATGCAAAAGGTCTAGGTTTCACCAGTACACAACTTCAAGAATTAGGTAGGGAGCATGTACGTTTAACTGAACAGTTCAAAGTTCAAGGTAAAGACCTAAAAGGGTTAGATGCGGAATTTAATAACATTGTATCCTCTGCTAAACAAGTAACTGATGCTGAAAATTCAATGGCAATATCCATGAAACTTGCTGACAAAGCAAGTAATGACGCTGGTAAAGCTAATAATTTTCTTGCGCGTGAAATGCAAAGAGTTGATTCGGTTCTGACTGGCTTTAATGATAATTTAAATGTTACGTCTAGTAATCGTTTAATGAAGTTCAGAGAACAGTTAAAGTTATCAGGCACAGATGCTGCTACTGCTGCGAACATGTTAAAAGTTTATGAAGAAAAACTCAAGACAATTAATGCAGTGGGTCAGTCTAAAGCTAAAAATAGTAGGGAAGAAGAACTCCGCTATTTAGCCAGAGCAACCAGTGTGCAACTTGGAGATATTGGTATTTCTTTGGCAGGGGGGCAAAATCCTTTGCTGGTATTGATCCAACAGGGTGATCAGTTACGTGGTGTGTTAAATCAAGTATCAGCTAATGGGCAAGAAATGCAAAGAGCATTGTCTATGGCTTTCTCACAGATTGTGACCGGAAGTAAAGACGTTGTAATGGCACTTGGATCATTCGTAGTTGGTGCGTTCGTAGATGCGGGTAAAGCTGTAACTAAATTTGGTGCTGATTTACTAGGTATATCTAAAGCTATGGAAATCTGGAACAATAACAGGTTTGCTGCATGGGCTGCTGAGGGTGAAGCGGGTTTTACTAAAATTAGTAACTCAATGAAGACAGCTAACACTATTATGACTGTGTTTGGTATGTCTTTAGGAGCTTTGACAGCGTTTGCTGCAGCTTCTGCTGTTGCGCTCCTACAAGTAACAAATGCTAATGATGACTTATCTCGTAGTTTAGTTGCTACAGGTGCGAGATTTGGTTTAACTACAGAGGCTGTTCAAAATCTAGCAGGATCATTAAGTGGTATAGGTTCAACTCGTGTAGATGTACTAAATGCTTTTAATGAAATATCTAAAAGTGGAACTATCAGTGCTGATTCAATATCAAAAGTAGCTGAGGCTGCATTAAAACTAGAAAGCGTTGGTGGACCTGCAGTAAAAGAAACAACAGCTTTATTTGGAAAACTGAAAGAAGATTCTGTTGAAACTTTAATTAAATATGCAGAACAAACAGGGTTAGTTACTGTTTCTCAAATTGAATGGATTAAATCCTTAGCTGAAACTAAAGGTCAAATTGTAGCTACAAAGGAAGTTACAGAACTTTTATCAAAAGCTATTCTTCAACAAGCTGCAGATACATATGCAAGTTTAAGTTCAATGGGTAGACTGTGGGTTAACATAAAAACATCTACAAATGATGCTTGGGGTGCAATGCAAAATTTTGCTGCATCGGAAGCTATTCTAACACCAATTGTACGTGTTCTTGAAACAGTACTCCTAACTTTGACCAATGTAGCACTTGTATTTACTAGTTTAGTTAGATTACCTGTGGCAATGGCTACAGCAACAATCTCTGCAGCTAGTGCAATAAAAGATTTTGTTACAGGTACTTTAAGTGCAAAAGAAGCTTTGAGTAGTGTTAAAAATACGGTACTTTCAATTGTAGATACTGAAAAAGAACGAATTGCTGGTTATAAGGACTTAACTGATAAAATAAAATCAGAAGGTAAATACTCAAAAGAAAATGCTAAGAGTGCTCTAGAGTCTAGTGCTAAGTTAAACCAAGAAAACTCCCTTGGTGCAACTCAGCTTAGAAAAGAGTTTGAACTGCAGAAAAAACTTAAAGAAGAACTTGAAAAATTAGACACCAAGAGTTTAACAAAGCAACAATTCCTTAATAAAGCAGTTGAATCTTATGGTAAAATTGTAGGTGGAACCGCTAAGTTAAGCGCAGAAAATCTAAAAAATATTGAAAAGATCGCTGCTGCTGAATGGGACAAAGCTAACAAACCAAAGAAACAACCTAAATCTGATGCGATGAAAGGTGCTGAAGATACTGCTAATTGGTACAAGAAATCAATCGAACGTATTGATGATTTGAAGAATAAAACCATTGGTGCTATTGAACAACTATCAAAAGCTCAGGTTCTATTAATGGACTTAGGGGATGATGATCAGTTCAGAAAGTTATCAGCACAACAACAAATGCGTCTTGTTGATCGTATTAATGAAATTGATTTACTTGAAAAAGAAATTAGTCTCAAGAAAGAACAAGAGCGAGTTGAAAAAGCTTTAGTTAAAATCAAGGATGAAGGTGAAAAGTTTACTCTAAAAGAGCAAGCTAATATTGAAAAGATAATTTCTTCTTCACAGTTGAGATTAGAACTTCCGGGTAAAACAGCAGACGAACAATTTGCTATTACTGAAAAATATGAACTTCAGAACAAACTAAATGAAGTAGGTTTACGTTTTGATCAACAACGATTAAAAATAAAACAAGAGTACGAGAAGATCGAACCAAAAACTCCTGAAGATAAAAAGAGAGCAGATGAAGCTTATGCTGCTGCTATTGCTGAAGTTAATAAACAAGAAGCCGCTACTCGTGATTCATTGATGGTAGAATCTGCTAGTAAATTTGAAGCTGAATACTTAAAGAAAGTATTTAACGTAGGTAAGACATTATCTGATGCTATTACTACTGCTTTATTTGAAGGTGGTCAAGCTGGTACTAAGAAACTAAAAGATTATATTGTTGGTGTATTCCGTGAAAAAATCAACGTTTCAATTAACGCTGTAGTTAACAGTGTAATTGGAAGTGTATTCGGTGGTGGAGGTTCTGGTGGTAACGCAAGTAACTCAGGTAGTTCTGCTGGTGGATTGCTAAGTAGTATATTCGGTGGTGGTTCTGGAGGATCAGGATCAGGTGGAATAATGCAAACTCTAGGTAGTTTAGTATCATTCACAGGAACAGGTTTTGGTGCAGGTTTAGGTGCTACTTTAGGTGGTGTCGGAACAATGGGTGGTTTATCTGCTGGTGCATCATTAGTTGGAACTGGTACTTTAGCTGGTGCTACTTCTGGTATTGGAATGATGGCTGGTGCTGCTGCACCTTGGATTGCTGGTGCGATGTTACTCAAAGATTTAATGGCTTATAAAGTCGAATCCAAAGGTAACGGTATTACAGCTACTCTAGGTGGAGCCAATGGTTTGCCTTCTGGTCAAGTTGGTACATATCAAGAGTTTCAACAAACTGGTGGTCTAGGCGGTGGTGGAACAACTACAAACAGAGATTGGGGTGTTGCTGGTAGTGGTGTTACAGGTTATATTGCTAATAGTGTAAAAACTATTACAGCAAGTAACAAAGCATACGCTAAAGCTTTAGGTTTAACAAGTGATTCAATAGATACTTTTACTAAGAATATTGAAGTTAACCTTACTGGTTTAGATGCTGCTGGTCAACAAGCTGCTATTGATGCTGCATTAGCTTCATTCTCAGCTGAGCAAGCAACCGCTGCTTATGGTGCTGCACTAGCTGGTGTTACTCGTGAAGGTGAAACAACTACTCAAACATTAACTAGATTAGGTACGGACCTTACTTCTGTTAATGCGATGTTTGGTGATTTAGGTTATACATTGTACGATGTATCTGTTACTGGTGCTGCTGCAGCATCTAGATTAGTTAGTGCATTTGGTAGTTTAGCTGCTGCACAACAACAGATGAACAGTTACTATGAAAACTTTTATTCTCAGTCAGAGCAAGAAGCTAATATCTACAGAAGTGTTCAGTCAGATTTAGCTGGCGCTGGAATGAACTTCACAGTAGAACAACTACAAGCTGCTACTCGTGGTGACATTCGTAGTGCTGTAGATAGTTTAGCTGGAGATGTTGGTACTGAACAAGGCGCTAATAGATATGCTACTGCGGTTAAAGCTGCAAATAGACTAGCTGGTATCAAATCTAATACTCCTGCACCTAGTGGTCCAACAGGCCCACAACCCGGTACATCTGAGTATTATAAACCCGGTGGTGAAGTATCAGGTGGTTCAGCTAGTGCAGGTAATGAAGCTGCGGATTCTATTGCGAATGCGTGGCAAGCTATTGTTGATTCAATTTGGGGTGAAGTAAAACGCATCAGAGAATTGTTTAACGGTACTGGTAAAGATGCACTAGCTGCTGCTAAAGCTGAGTTTGAAAAAGCAACAGCAATGGCTCGGTCTGGTGATCAGGAAGCTGCAAAGGTTCTACCAGAATTAAGTCAGACAATGCTTACTTTGGCTCAAGGTCAAGCTAGTACTTTGATTGAACTTCGTAGAGCACAGGCTTTAACTGCCAATAGTTTAGAACAGACTATCACAGGTATTGCAAGTCAGTACGGTGCTGTTGTACCAGCATTCGCTGGTGGTGGTAACTACGCTGGTGGTATGGCTCTAGTAGGTGAAGAAG